GTTTGAGTATCGTAAACAAGTTGAGATGACGATGGGCGTAACACTGCCTTCGGAAGAGCAAAACAAACAAGTTGCTCCAGAGTTGGCTGACAAAATTGCTGTGATGGCGGCTCAAGCGTCTACGCAGTTGTTGCAGCAGAACCAACAAGAGGCTCAACAACAGAAAGCCCAACAGCAGATGCAGGACCCGATTGTTCAGATGCAGATGCAAGAGTTGCAGATTAAACAGGGCGAGTTGCAGTTGAAACAACAAAAGCAACAAATTGATGCTGCCGCCAAAGCAGATCAGATTCGCGTCGAGGAAGCACGTATCGCGGCTCAAAAAGAGATCGCTGCTATGCAGGTCGCGGCTACAGCAGCCGCTGCAAAAGACAAAGCCGCCCGTCAATCAGAAATTGAGGGTGCACGTTTGGGCATTGATGTTGCAAAACACAAGGCGCAAATGGCCGTGCAACAAGCAGCTCATCGCGCTGCTCAAAACACCGGTCAAAAATCTCAGCAACCACCTAAGAAGGAGAAAGATTGAGCGACTACAAACTGTTGGCTCTCATAGTCAAAGAGATTCAAAAGCTGAAACAAGAGCGTGAAGCTTACGCAGCTGCTGGTCGATGCGACACTTTTGAAGAGTACCGAAGAATCTGCGGAGTTATCCAAGGTTTGAACTTTGCAGAAAACATCATTGAAGACCTTGTGCAAAAAATGGAGAAAGCTGATGAGTGAATTTGATGTCGCTGCCGTTGATCTGTCTGGCATTCTGAATAAGACTGCTGAAGAAAAAGCCAAGCAGTTGCCCGACCCCAAAACCTTTCGCCTCTTGTGCGTTGTTCCCGAAGCAATGGAGGAATACCAAGACAGTGAAGTAGGTCTTATAAAAGACTCAAAGACCATGCACTATGAAGAAGTGCTGACCCCAGTCCTGTTCGTTATCAAGCTTGGGCCTGATGCGTATAAAGACACCACCCGGTTCCCCAGTGGGCCGTCGTGCAAGGAAGGTGACTTTGTCATCGTCCGACCCAATTCAGGCACCCGTCTGAAGATTCATGGCCGTGAGTTCCGCATCATCAACGATGACAGTGTGGAAGCGGTTGTAGAAGACCCCCGTGGCATTACACGAGCTGCATAAGGAGTAACACATGGCAACAAAATTTGACGACACATACGAGTTTCCAGATGAAGTAGAAGGCAAGAAAACTGCTGAAGAGAAACTTGAGATCGAGATCGAAGACGATACTCCTCCTGAAGACCGTGGGCGTAAACCCATGAAAGAACCAGTCGAAGAAGTAACTGACGAAGAGTTAGCCTCCTACGACGAGAAGGTTCAAAAACGTATTAAGAAGTTCACCCGTGGCTATCACGATGAACGCCGTGCGAAGGAGCAGGCTCTGCGGGAACGCGAAGCAACTGAAGCCTACGCAAAACAAATTCTTGAAGAAAACAAGCGACTTCAGCAACAACTTTCTACAGGCAGCGAAGCCTATATTGAGCAGTCAAAATCGTCTGCTCAAATTGAATTGGACGCCGCCAAAGAGAAGTACAAGAAAGCGTACGAAGCTGCTGATCCTGATGCAATTGTACAGGCACAAGAGGCAATTGCTAGGGCCACTTTGAAGATTGATCGTGCCGAGAGCATGAAGCCAATCAAGAATGAGGACAGAGAGTTTCAGGCTCCCGCACGCGAAGTTGATGAGGCTCCAAGAGTATCTCCCCGTACTAAAAAATGGGTGGAAAACAACAGCGATTGGTGGGGCGTAGACGACGAGATGACTATGGCTGCAATGGGTATTGACAGAAAGTTGCAGAAAGAGTATGGTGCGGACTATGTAGGTACTGAAGAGTACTTCAAAACCATCGACAAAACGATGCGCAAACGAGTATTCGGTTAAAGGCATCAGAAGCCGCGCAAGCGCGACGTCTTGGGGTGCCTATTGAAGAATATGCAAGACAGGTTGCTTTACTTAGAAAAGGTGCTTAATCATGGAAAACGTCGAAACAAAAAAACCGCAAGCTCGTCTAGACAGAGCATTGGAAACCCGAGCTAACAGCTATAGACCAACGTCTTGGCGAGCTCCCGAAGCGTTACCTATGCCCGATGACCGCCCCGGTTGGAAACATCGTTATATCCGTTTAAGTACTTTGGGTGCTGCTGATCCTAGCAATATCTCTTCTAAGTTACGTGAGGGATACGAACCCGTAAAAGCGGAAGAATATCCTGAACTCATGATGCACGCTGCCACTGAAGGCCGCTTTAAAGGCGGTATTGAAATTGGTGGACTGTTGTTATGTCGCATTCCGGCTGAGTTTATGGAGCAACGTGCTAAGCACTTTGACAACCTGAACAAGTCACAAATGGAATCGGTTGACAACAATTTCCTTCGGGAAAGAGACTCTCGATCCAATATGGCGTTATTCGCTGATAAGAAGTCGAATGTCACTTTCGGTTCTGGTTCTTAAATTTAGGAGTCTAAAATGGCTTACCCAACGGTAGATAAACCTTATGGTTTGAAGCCGATCAATCTATACGGCGGTACACCCTTCGCGGGCGCTACTCGTCAGTATCGGATTGCCTCGGCCTACAACACCTCCATCTTTTTTGGTGATGCTGTAGAAATGGTAAACACCGGCACGATTATCAAATCTGCCATCACGTCCGCTCGTGCAACTGTGACAACTTCACAAATCATGGGCGTTTTCATGGGCTGCTCTTACGTTAACGCGCAAGGTCAGGTCATTTTCTCTCAGTACTATCCTGCAAACACTACTGCTCCAACAGGTACAGTTATTACCGCTTATGTGTGTAATGACCCTGACACCTTGTTCAAGGCTGTGATTGCTACAGGTACTACTGCTGATGATGCAACTTCTGGTTTGTTGCCGTCATCTACCACGCAATTTACCGTTATTGGTACAAACGTGGAATTGGTTCAGAACACTGGTTTGACAGCTACAGGCGACAGCCGAGTAGCCGTTGCAGCGTCTGCAACCACAGGAACACTGCCCATGAACGTCGTTGACGTTGTGCCTGAGACATCTTATGTCAATGGTTCTGGCAACGTGGTGTTCCCCGAACTCATCGTTCGTTGGAACTTTGAGATTCATACAACCACTATCGCCTCTGGCGTTTAAACAGGAGCTTAAATCATGGCTATTTCACGCGCACAACTGCTGAAAGAGTTGCTCCCCGGATTGAACGCTTTGTTCGGTATGGAGTATGCTCGCTACGGTGAAGAACACAAAGAAATCTACGAAACTGAGACTTCTGAGCGTTCTTTTGAAGAAGAAACCAAACTGTCCGGCTTTTCTGCTGCACCAGTCAAAAACGAAGGTTCTGCCATCGCTTATGACAATGCACAAGAGGCATGGTCAACCCGCTATACACACGAAACCATTGCCTTGGGTTTCTCAATCACTGAAGAAGCGATTGAAGATAACTTGTACGACAGCTTGTCGTCTCGTTACACCAAGTCATTGGCTCGCGCTATGGCTTACACCAAACAGGTCAAGGCTGCTGCCGTCCTGAACAATGGCTTTAGCTCTAGCTACCCCGGTGGCGACGGCGTGTCTTTGTTTAATACCAGCCACCCCTTGATTACTGGCGGTGTCAACAGCAACACTCCCTCTACCCAAGTTGATTTGAACGAGACTTCTTTGGAAGCCGCCGTTATCCAGATCGCTGCTTGGACAGACGAGCGTGGTTTGTTGATTGCAGCCAAGCCTGTCAAGATGATTGTTCCTCCAAACTTGATGTTTGTCGCTAAACGCTTGTTGGACACCGAACTGCGTGTGTCTACAGCGGACAACGACATCAACGCCATCAAGCAAATGGGCGCAATTCCCGGCGGCTACACTGTCAACCACTTCTTGACAGACACCAACGCTTGGTTCTTGACTACAGACGTGCCAAACGGTCTGAAGCACTTCGTTCGTACTCCGCTGTCTAACAGCATGGACGGCGACTTCGACACCGGCAACGTGCGTTACAAGGCCCGTGAGCGTTACAGCTTCGGCTGGTCTGACCCTCTGGGTATGTTTGGTTCTTCAGGCACTGCCTGATAAACCGGAAAGGGGGCCTTGTGCCCCCTTTTCTTTTGGTGTATATTGCAATCATTCCGGGGTTCTCCGGTGTATCAAACAGTCCCGGCTGACGACATGCAGATTGATACACCTCCACTTGCATGTAAGGAAAAAACATGGCACGCACTACGTTTCAAGGCCCAGTCCGTTCAATGGCTGGCTTCTATTCCCAAGGCCCAAATACAGTTGTTAATCTTGCCAACGGCACAAACACCGTTACGCTTGATGTTGCCACATACGCAGGTAAGGTAATCCGCACCAACGATGCGACTTTGATTATTACCCTGCCAACCATCAACGCAACAGCAAACCCTACTTCTAGCGGCCCCGGTCAAGACCCTAATACTCTGAACAATGTTGGCACGACCTACACATTTTTTGTAGAAACCGCCGCAACTGCCGTGGCTATCAAAACTGACGGCACAGATAAATTTGTTGGCTCGCTGCTATTGGTAGCAACCGATGCTTCTGGTGCAACCACTGGTTATGCTCCCGCAGCAGCAAATGATGTCATTAACTTGGACGGCACTACCACTGGTGGAGCAGCAGGTTCTTGGATTACCGTGACTGTTTTGGCTTCTTTGAAGTACTATGTCACAGGTGTTTTGCTTGGTTCTGGTACTGTTGCCACACCGTTTGCAAATTCCTAATTAGGAGCGGCTCATGCAATATGATGTCCAGTCAACGCGACTAACGGCAGACGGACAAGCGGTTGACTACCGTGTCCGTGTAAAAGCTGTATATGGTCTTGCGGGGGCAAGCGCAGGGTCGGTTAAGTTCTATGATGGAACGAGTACTTCAGGCACACTGAAGCTTGAAATTGACACCCCCGCAGGCACGGCAAACACGTTTCTTCTACCCATCCCCGGCGAAGGAATTTTGTTTGCCACAGGCGTTTACGTTGATGTGACTAATATCACAGGCGTGACGATTGTGTATGGCTAAGTCCCCCGCATGGCAGAGGAAGGAAGGAAAGTCCGAGAAGGGCGGCTTGAACGCCAAAGGACGAGCTTCCTACAACGCAGCAAATCCGGGGAAACCCGGATTAAAACCGCCTCAGCCACACGGCGGCAGTCGCCGCGACTCTTTCTGCGCCCGTATGAAAGGCATGAAAGCGAAGTTGACCAGCGCCAAAACCGCAAGCGATCCGGATTCAAGGATTAACAAGAGCCTTCGTGCGTGGAACTGCGCAGATGGTGGATACGTCAGCAGTGCTGATGGCTGTGCCGTCAAAGGTAAGACCAAGGGTAGGATGATCTGATGGACATCGCAACAATCTGGTCTGCTGCACTATCCCTCATCATGGGGGCATTGTGGTTTTTTATCCGCGAAAAGTTCGAAGATGTCAAACGTATTGAGCGCCTGCTCAACATCACACGCGAGGAGATTGCCCGTGATTACGCAACTAACGCAGAGGTTCAGAGAATTACTGACCACATTGACCAGCGGTTTAACCGCCTTGAAGCAAAAATTGACCAGCTTATTCAAGCGGGGAAGTGATGCCAGCAACAAGTCTTAAGCAAAAGAAATTCATGGACGCTGTGGCTCACAACCCAGCATTTGCGAAGAAGGTTGGAGTCCCCAAATCAGTGGGCAAGGATTTCAGCGAAGCCAGCAAGGGTATGAAATTTGGCAAAGGCACAAAAAGCCGTGCTGATGCGCAGACAGTCAACAAACCCAAGACAAATCAAGGTAAACAGGAACTTTTTAAAGAAGGTGGAACTATGGCAACAAA